AATCAAGTTAATCAAGTTAATATTGTTAATAATTTAGTTAACACTTTAGGTATAAAAACAGAATCTGCATTTTTAACAGATGAAAGTTTTACCGGCGCATTGGTTGGAAATTCATTTGGGTATATAACTAAGCTTTCAAAAGCATATGGTACTGAAGCAGATTCTGGAGGAACATTATCTTGGAAAACTGCAAGAATTGATGTTGAGCCAGGACAACAAACATATAATTTAATAACTGCAATATCAAAATCTTTAGGATTAGTATTATCATCGGGGTCAATTGAAGTAAAACGAGTACTTCATAATCCACCACCTGCCATTGTAAGATACTTTGACCCGTTTGTTGGAACTGGTTTAGGTTCACAACAATTGTTAGATTCATTTGATTTTGGAGGATTTTCTCCATCTGTATCATTTATGATGATGCCAATTAATGCAGATTTATTTAGATTACAAGCAATTGAATTTAATGATACTGTAAGAAAATCTAGCTATTCATTTGAGCTACACGGAGATGATATTAAGTTCTGGCCAGTTCCAGTTGCGCCATCCGGATCAAGCTCAGCAACTCCATACTTTAAAAATGTATATGTAGATTTTATAGTTACAGAAGATAAAGACAATCAAAGCGTATTATTCGGCAATACAGCACTTTTAAACGATGTTGTAAGTGACGCATCAAATATACCATATACATATCAAACATACAGTAACATTAATGATATGGGGCGTGCGTGGATTTTTAAATATGCCACAGCGTTATCAAAAGAAATGTTAGGATTTGTACGGGGTAAATACAGTAGTGTTCCTATTCCAAATGGTGAAGTAACACTTAATGGAGGTGATTTAACATCACAAGGTCAATCTGAAAAAGAAACGCTTATAACGCAATTGCGAGAGTTTTTAGATAAATTAACTAAAGAAAACATGATGACTCGTCAAAATACCGAAGCAACTCAAATGCATGAGATGCTAGCAAAAGTTCCATTAAAAATTTATGTTGGATAAGGGGGAATTACATGGCACTTTTTGGCAGTCAACGAGATGCAAAATTTTTAGCAGCAATTAATTCAGAATTGATTAATGCAATCATTGATACTGAAATTCTTTATTACAAATTAATTGTAGAACAAAGCGATTCAAATATTTATGGTGAATCTGAACAAAAAAGTTTTTACAATTCTATTTTAATGCCTTGCATTATAACCAAAGAAAATAAAACAGCAACAATGGATGATTATGGACATTCATATACTAGAACAGCACAATTTGCATTGTCTCGCGATTTGTTAGAAACTGTTACATTGTATCCTGAGGCTGGCGATATTATATTTTGGGATAATGAATACTATGAAATTGATAATGTAGAATCAAATCAATATTTTGTAGGCAAGAATCCAGATACATGGCCAAATGGAAATACATATGGATATAGCGTTTCAGTGTTATGTGATGCACATACAACTCGTCAAACGCCACAAAATATTACCGATATACGTCGGGGGGGTAGTAATCAATCTCCTGCATTTAGGAAAGGAATCTAATGCCTAGACTGAATAGAAAAAATATTGACCGCAAAACAAACAAACCAAGCTTGGATATTGTAGAAAGTATGCGCGGCGATCGCGTTTTAGATCGGTCCATGCAAACGAGACGAGATGATGACGTAATTCGTTCGCCAAAAAGAACATTATACGATGTAGATTATGCCATTAAATGGTATGTTGAAAATGAAATTCAACCACAGATTAAAGCACAACAAACCATCATACCAGTGCCAGTAATTTATGCGAATGGCGAAAAATGGGACAATGTACAGCGTTTAGGTTATTTACGTGATGAAAAAGGCATGTTACAATCGCCATTAATTATGTTAAAACGAAGTTCGGTAGCAGAACGCGATTCATTTAAAACATTGGATGTCAATTGGCCACAGGCTGGAAATCAAATTGTTTATCGACAAAGATATAACGAAAAAAATCGTTATGAAGATGAATTATTTCCAATACCACTTCAACAACCACAATCATCACAACAAGTAATGATTGTTGATATTCCAAAATATGTAACTGTTGAATATGAAATGATGATTTGGTGTGATTTTACTACACAACTTAACGAATTAGTCGATCAAATATTTACATACAGCCGATTTGCTTGGGGAAATGAATCAAATAAATTTGCAACAACAATTGGATCGATAACATTTGAAACTGTAAATACCGTTGGCGAAGATCGTTTAGTTCGTGCAACATTGCCATTAACGGTGCAAGCAACTTTGCTTTCCGGTCAAGAAGCTAGACTATCAACATTGAAGAAAATGTATTCCGTAAAACGAGTTACATTTGATATAGTAGTCGACGTTGAACAAAATATATTTGAATCAATTGCATTACCAACTGCAATATTACAACAACAAGCCAATATATTTTCTGGAGGACAAGTTGTTGCTAATACTCCATCTGGAGCTATAACAATTAATGCACTAGTAATGTCATACCTAACCGAATTAACTGAAGAGATTGCAACATATTCAAATGCAACTACGATAACTATTCCGGCACTAGCAGCAGTTAATCCGGTTACCTTTGCAGTTGCAAGTAAAAATGAATTTGATGTATTTATCAATGGCCAGTATATTGATAAAATAGTATATACTTGGACACCGAGTGATATTACAACACAAACAATTGTATTCAATACTGCAACATTAGGATATACTATAAACGCACAAGATGTTATTGTAGTTAAAGGGAGATGGGCATAATGGCAAGGCAGTTTAGACCTGGACAATTACAAACCGGATCTTTATTTAATATATCTTCTAGTTATGCATTAACTGCATCATATGCAATGAATGGCGGTGGAGGAAATACGTTTCCATTCTCCGGTAGTGCAGTAATCACCGGTTCATTAGAAATTAGAAGTGATGTAAACAATATATTTTTAATTAAAAATTTTAATAATCAACCAATATTAACAGTATCACAAAGTGGTGTCGTTGTAGTAGCAACACAAAGTATTGAATTGACAGGAACGGCTCCAAATGGCGGAATTTATTTTACATCCGGATCTTTTTTTGTAGGTTTAGATTGATGCATATATTTATATAAAATAGGAACATAAAACATGGCAACTTGGAAAAAAGTAGTAGTATCAGGTAGTAATATTTCACAATTAAATAATGATGCTAATTATTTAACATCGATAACAGCACAAAATACATTTGCTACGATGTCTATCAATGGCACGAATATAGTAGCAGACAGTGCAGTAGATACATTAACATTTGCATCTTCGTCTGGCGCAGGATTAAATATTGCAGGCAACGCTGGTTCTGATACAATTACATTTACATTAGGTGGAATTCCAAATGCAAGTTTAACTAATTCTTCCATAACAATTGCCGGTAATGCAACATCATTAGGCGGAACAGTTACGCAAGCACAAATATTAGCGGGTAGCACGGTAATATCTTCTTCAGTATTATCATCACCAAATCAAGGTGAAGCTCTTTTAACAACGAATGGTGTAGCTGGTTCAACTATTGATTTAGGACTACAAACTACAGACTCTCCTCAATTTGTTGGATTAACATTAACAGGCAATTTAGTTGTATTAGGTACTGCATCATTTCAAAATACACAAAACTTGCTTGTTGCAGATCGATTTGTATTGTTTGCATCTGGGTCTAATACTACTGGCGATGGTGGTATTGTAGTTCAACAAGGCACTCAAAATATCGGTGAATTATATGGATATGATTCCGGAACAACCCGTTGGGGATTTACTTCTTCATTCGTTGCAACCGGAAATTCATTTACACCTGCAGTGTTTGTAGGAACGGTAGAAACAAGTGCCATAGCGCCAGCTGCAGCACCAATATATGGTGGATCGGGTAATGGCTCCGGAACAATTCACGTTGATACAAATACCGGAGATATATATATTTACGCATAAAAATAAAAACAAGTTATGAGCATAATTGATCGTTTAAAAGCACAACCAAATCCAGAATCTGCATCACAATTAACAAAACAAGAAATTGAATTTTTATTGATGATCCTTAAAGATGTTTCCGTACGCGGAGACCAAGTAGAGACATTCTACAATATCATTCTAAAATTACAAGACCAATATCTAAAACAGTGATATTTATTATAAATGTTGTAGGCCGCAAGGAAGTGGGCACACGCACGGCATAAGTGTATGTAACCAACCACAACACAAAAGGAAAATAGTATGCCATCTTGGAAAAAGGTCATTACATCTGGCTCTAATGCCTCATTAAATTCATTAAATGTAACTAATGGAGTTACAATAACGGGTAGTTTAAATCAGCTAGGAGATTCCAATCATACAGGTAGTGTTTATCATACAGGTAGTAAATTTTTAACGGGAGTATTTTCTCAAACCGGATCATTAAATATTACCGGCTCTACCACACAGATTGGAACAAATACACTATTAGGTAACACAACATTGTCGGGTAGTATTATCATATCAGGTTCGACTACAACTCCAGTAACGCCTACGATTAAAGTATATGGAGATATGGAAACTAATGGTGTAATTAAATTTGCACCGGTTGTTAAAAACATTGATACAAGCATATCTGCATCTTATATTTATGTTTCTGGCTCAACAAACGATTTATATTTTTCGCAAAATGGTTTAGGATATAACAACGTAACTCGTTTGCGTTGGATAGAAGGTAATTTATATACTGGATTATTAAATGGCGGATTGATTTCATCACAATCATCTACAATGTATCAAATATCAAGTGGTAGCGGTATCATTGTAAATTTAAATGCATCATATAATGAAAATCCATTTCCAACAATTGAATATGTTAATTGGCCAAATGTATCTGCTAGTATAGCACCATTTAGCGCATCATATGATCAACAATTTGTAGCAATTCAATCAAATGGTACTATATATGCACAAGGCGAACCATATAATGACGGTCAATACAATACTTTAATTCCAATTGGTGTAGTATTGCATCAAAATCATGCTACAATTAATGGAACTCAAACATTTGCATCATTGGCATACGGTTGGAAACAACGTTCTTCAGATTTTATTAGAGCATTTGGCCCATTAAAAATATCCGGAATGACACTAGCAGTGAGTGGTTCATCAACGGGTAGTTTAGTAGTTAGTAGCGGAATAGCATGGTCAGACGGTAGAAATTATACAGTAGATCCTAATAATCCTTCATACATTACAGACTCAGGTACCACCGTATCTAAAATATTTCGTTATTACCAATCTGGATCATCGTGGGTATATGATACAAATGCAGGAGCGGGATATGGTGCAATAGATCCAACTCGATATTCACTTAATGGAGTTTTAACATCAGTTCCTGGTGGTGGTAGTAATAGACAATGGTCAATCCAGCGAGTATATTTTTTCCCAAACAGCGTCACTAAAGCATTTTATGTATATTATGGTAATGCATCATACACAACAGAATTAGATGCAATTGCTAATATAAACATTGAACCATTTACTGAGGCTCCTAATACTGCAGCACAAGCTGTTTATTTGGGTGCTATAGTAGTAAGAAATAATGCAGATTTTACAACGGCAGCTTCTTATAAAATAATTCCCGGAGGATTATTTAGAACCGTTGGTGGAAGTGGCGGTGGCGGAGGAAGTGTAACTCAAACATTGGCCGGATTATCTGACGTAAGTATTTCAGGACCATCAGCGGGACAACCATTGGCATATGATTCTTCTACAGCTAAATGGGTTAATACATCTGCTATTAGTGCCTCAATAACAGGAAATGCGGCTACTGCTACTAGTGCTTCATATGCCGCAACTGCTAGTTACGTTCTACAAGCAGTAAGTGCTTCATTTGCTTCAACTGCTTCATATGTTAATACGCTTAATCAAACCGTAATAATAACTGGTAGTGCTGCTATAGGAACTTCAAGTTTAGGTCCGTCTGAAAATACTTTAACTTTAGGAGCTCGCGACACTAGTAATGAGGGCGGACAAATAGGATTCAATGCACCAGGGGGTACTTATACGTCTGCTTCATTTATGGACAACTGGCAAAATAAAGCTAGAATACTAAAAGGAAATAATACCACAAGTACGGGGTTAATAGCCCAATGGGATATACATACCACCCAAATGCAACTCCCAGGATATACAGCAGCCTCTTCTTTTCCAGGAACAGCAGCAGCTAACTTAGCAGTAGATTCCGGAGGAAATGTCATAACAGTATCAACCTCCGGAGGAACAGTTTTTCCATATACAGGAAATGCAGTTATAACTGGATCATTAACTGCAACAACAGGATTTATTGCTCCTAATACAAATGGTGCAATGTATCTTCGAGGGGGTGATGATGTTGAACTATGGGATATAAATATATCAAATCATTTAGGCGTATATGGACAACAAGATTCTACAGTAGCTTCTATTAAACTAGGAAGTGGCGGGGGTGTTATATCAGGAAAGAGTGGTAATATTGGAATTGGAACAATTAATCCAACTGCAAACTTAGATGTTATTGGCACTACTCGTATTACAGGTTCATTAGGAGTAACTGGTTCGTTTAATTTACAAACCTACAATGGAATATCTGATGTAACTGCATTAGATTTCGGCGGAGTTACTAGAGTTATTAATGATGTAATGGGAACTTCAAGCATTAATGCTGATGACAGAGATTTATATGATAGTTCTGCTATAAACAGCGTCAATTGGGAAGTACGTAGATTAATTGATAGTTCGGCAGTAGTTACAATGCGTTGGGATCAGCGCTCAACATATGATACAGTTGATTCGCAATCGATTGATTGGAGTAGTCGTCTTCTTAAAATAGACAACGGCCCAGCATCATACACGGTTAATTGGAATACTGGCATACTACGAGATACAAATGCTAAAAATTCTATAGATTGGCAGAATCGCATAGCAATCGATACAGCTAATAAAGATTCTATAAATTGGCAAAACCGTCAATTGAAAGACAGTAACGGAACTGAAATATTGAATTGGACATCGGGGGTATCAATAACAGGATCTGCTACAGTATCTGGCAGTTTAGTTGTAACAGGTTCTTTGCTTATAACCGGGTCTTCGACTTTAATAAATCAAGGACCAACTATATTAAGTGGTTCATTTAAAGTACAAGGCGAAGGAACAGGATTTACTGGACCATTTAAGGCAATTGAAGTAGATGATGCAAATTTTTCAAGAAATTTATATGATTTAAATGCTGGTAGTTCTAGTATAGATTTTGGAAATAGATCATTGAATTCTGCTACCGGTCAACCTGTAATTTCTTGGGATGGTCAAACAGGAATATATAATATAGATTTATATGGCTCACAACGCATAAGTACTACTAATAGAGATTCATTATATGGGTTTAATTCTAAAGCCGGACAACTTTTAGGAGATTCGTACTTCGATGCTACGGTATCAAGCAATGAGTTAGTATATTTAAATACAGATGGTCAATGGTATCAAGTAGATCAAACAACAAATACATCAACCAAAATGTTAGGAATGGCTATTGATATATTTTCTCAAACTGGTTCTGTTTTAATTGAAGGCGATATAGTTGTTTCATCCGGCGGCGGATATCCAAATGTTAATGGGCCTAACTATGGACTTCCTGTTTATATTCGAGAAGGTGGCGGTACATTAATGTCGACAACAATTCCAACAACTGGATATGTTAGATTGTTAGGCTATTGTTATACCTCATATAATGGTGGTGTAGATTGGATTATGAAATTTAGACCATCTAATGAATGGATTGAATTATAAAAGGTAAGATATGGTTACAAGTATAGGCGGCGTTCCTTTTGGATCAATATTATACATTGATGGAGTTTCCATTAATGACATAGTAAATTACATGGGGACAACAATTACCACAACCTTACCAGATTATCTATACGTTGGTGGTGGCTTTACAACCTACAACCAACCGTTATACTCTAGAATCTTACGTACCGATTTATCTGGTTCAGTAGACACATCATTTAACATGGGTAGTACCGGAGCTAATAACTCCGTTTTATGCATGGTTACACAGTCCGACGGTAAAATAATAATGGGTGGCAGCTTTGCAGCATATTCAGGATCTTCGTCCCAATACATTATAAGAATAAATACCGATGGTACCCGTGACACTACATTTAACGTCGGTACCGGATTCAATAGTACAGTATACGACTTAAAATTACAATCTGATGGCAAAGTGATCGTTACTGGAGCATTTACGTCATACAGTGGATCAACAAGAAACCGTATTGCTAGACTTAATACAAATGGCACATATGATACAACATACAATATAGGAACTGGTCTAAATCAAAACGGGTTTGCTGTTGCTATACAAAGTGATGATAAAGCCGTTATTGTTGGAAACAGCATGACTACATACTCAGGCTCAGTTATTGGAACTGGCTCATTGAGAATAAACATCGATGGTACTAGAGATACTACTTTTAACAATGGTACTGGATTTACAGCAACGACGCGAGTTGGATATGCGGTTGATATTCAATCAGACGGTAAAATTGTTATAGGTCACGGTGCAACACAATACAGCGGATCAACTGTGACACGTTTAATGCGATTAAACACTAATGGCACGTTAGATAATTCTTTTAATCCGGGAACTATTAATAACTCAGTATATGCTGTAAAAATGCAACCTGATCAAAAAATACTAATAGTTGGCCTCTTCAATTCCGTAAGTGGCAGCGTTCAAACCAACTTAGCTCGAATATTATCTAATGGTAATCTAGATACATCTTATAATGTAGGAGCGGGACTTAATAGTACTACAGCCAATGCAATAAACGGACTTTCCTTAGATACTGCAGGAAATGTATATATTGGAAACAACTTTACAACATATAGCGGTTCAACGGTTAATCGATTTGTAAAAACATCACCAAGTGGCACTATAGATTTAACATTCAACACGGGGAGCATTGGATTTAACAACCAAAGTACTAGAGGATTTAACAGCGGCGTTTGGACTACACTTGTATCTGGAAGCAAATTATATTTAGGCGGCGCTTTCACAACATACAATGCTCCCGCGTATAATAGAATTATAAAATTAGATAATACCGGTTCAATTGATACAACATTTAATATGGGTGCTGGGTTTAATACCGTGGTTTATTGCATGGCTACGCAATCCGACGCAAAACTTGTAGTTGGAGGAGACTATACAACGTATTCTGGATCCAATGCTACTAGACTTGCAAGATTAAATGTTAGCGGCACTCTCGATACAACATTCAACGTAGGAGCGGGCCCTAATGGAGCCGTATATGATTTTAAAATACAACCAGATGGTAAAATAGTTGCCGTTGGAAATATTTCAACATACAGTGGTTCTAGCAGTCCAGGTATAGTACGAATAAACACTAATGGTACTCGCGACACTACATTTAATGTAGGTACCGGTTTTACTGGCGGAACTCCACTATCAATTGCTATGCAAAGTGATGGTAAGTTTATTGTAGTTGGAAACAATTTTACAGCATATTCCGGTTCAAGTACAACTAGAATAGTACGAATAAATACCGACGGCACGCGCGATGCAACGTTTAACGTAGGAACAGGCTTTAATAACGAAGTATATTCTGTAGTCATTCAATCAGATGGCAAACCCGTAATTGGAGGAGCATTTACTACATATTCAGGCTCCTCGGTTAATCGACTTGTTAAGATTAATACTGACGGCACTAGAGACTTAGCCTTTAGTCCGGGCACTACTCAGAATGGCGCCGTTTATACTTTAAAGCTATTGAACAATGACTCGTTACTAGTAGCAGGAATATTTACTTCATATTCCGGATCAACTGCTAACCGTTTAGTTAAAATAAACTCAAACGGGTCTCGAGATAATTCATTTGTAGTAGGCAATGGACCAAGTGGATGGGGCACACTATCTGTAGGAGCCATTAGTTTGGATAAAAACAATAAACCATACATAGCAAGTAACTTTACAACATACAGTGGCTCAATAGTTAATTATGTAGCTAAACTTAACATATCGGGAAGTTTAGATACAACGTTCAATACTGGCACGATAACATTTAACGATACTGGCAATGGATTTAACACAGTGCCATATGCTATATTAAACATAATAACATAGGAAACATATGAAATTAACACTAAAACAATTTATATTCGGTAAACGAATAACTGCCATTGACACGGTTGATGGATTTGATTTAATCATTAACGTGTATGTCGATGATGCATGTCACGGATTGAACGTAGACTTATCCAATGTACCTGGAGGTACCTCCATAACAACGCGGGAAGATTTTACAATAGAAGGAGATATCCTGTCAGTAGGTGCCATTACGATTGATATGTCTAAAACTGAAATGCTTGGATAATTGAAACATTTTCATTATAATATCAAGAAAAGGTTATTATGACTCGAAAATTAGATAAAGAGCATTTAGATGAAATCATGGAATTGCGAAATTCCTATAATAGCAATGCTTTAGAATTAGGAAACTTAGCAATTGAAATTACCATAACTCAACAACGATTAGAAATGTTACAAAACGAACAAGCTCGTTGCATGAATGCATTTTATGATTTGCGTAAACAAGAATCAGAATTATTAGACAAAATGCGCGAACGTTATGGCGAAGGCGAAATCAATATTCAATCTGGAACATTTACTCCAACCGCATAAGGTTTGAGTTCGTGGATTCATATTTATAAAAAAATCATAGGAGTATAAATGGCAGAAAGACAAATAGGCGCTGGAATAGTTTCTCCTGGTGTATTTACGAATGAAATTGATCAATCGTTTTTACCCGGAGCTATTGCGCAAATAGGAGCAGCAATTGTAGGACCAACAACCAAAGGGCCTGCTTTAGTTCCTACACAAATTACATCATTTGGACAGTTTACGGCACAATTTGGATCATTTACAGATGATTCATACGTTCCATATGTAGTTCAAGATTATTTACGTAATGGTAACGTAATTACCGTAACACGTTTATTGTATGAAGATGGGTATAAATTAACCAATGGTGGATTGGCAGTTGTTGCACAATCAGGTTCAACAAAAGTTGTAACACACATATTACATCCAGTTCAAGCAGTAACTACAACGGGTGCAACTAATGTATTTGAAGATTCAGTAATAGCATCTAGTACTTCAGGGTCATTTGCAATTACAGTTTCTGGTTCATATGCAGTAGCAACTGGAAATGACGCAAATGCAATTGGATTTGGTGGTTCATTCTTAGTAAGTGAAACAACCCCAATATCAGCATCAATTGTATCTACAGCAAACAATTATATTTCAAAAGTATTTGGAACATCTCCTAAATCAACAGATTATCCAGTATATGTGCAATATGAAAATCTTGCTGCATCGTCATTGTTTGCAAACTTAGCTAATGTTACGATGTCATTAGAAAAAATTTCAAATTATGAATTTTTACAAGATTACAATGTAGCATCAACACCGTGGGTAACATCACAAAAAATTGGTTCGCTTACTAAAAATTTATTTAAGTTTCATACATTGTCACATGGCACATCGGTAAACTATGAAACAAAGATTGGTATCCGAGATGTTAGATTATCAACTGAAACAGGCGATCCTGCAGGATACGGAGCCTTTACGGTAGAAATTCGTAGAGTAAATTCATTATCACCTACACCAGGTATTCCAAATTCTCCATATTCATCTCAAGATACAGACAAAGTTCCTGATGTTGTAGAAACATTTACTAATGTCAATTTGAATCCAAATTCATCTAGATATATTGCAAGAATAATTGGAGATCGTTATCAAACAGTAAATGATAATGGACAACTTTTTGTAAATGGCGATTATCCAAACAATTCACAATATATTCGAGTTGAAGTAGATCAGGCAGTTTCAAATTCGACTATCGATAAAACATTGATACCGTTTGGATTCCGTGCTGTTAATTCACCAATACCGATGGTATCTGGTACATTGAATTTATCTGCAGCAACATATAAAACATCGCAAGTTGTTGCATCTGAATATAGTTCAAGAAATTATTTAGGATTTGATTTTACCGCACAAAACAATATTAATTATTTAGCTCCAATTCCAACATCAGGTTCAAATACTGGTAGCAATTCAGATTTTTATTTAGGTGATGTAAGTCAAGACGGACAAGCAGGATTTCCTTCATTAACTGCTGCATATAGTGGTTCATTACAGGCAGCATTGACGGGGTCTACATTTACAACTAATGTTGCTTTAACTACTAGAAAATTCATTATGCCATTCCAAGGTGGATTTGATGGAGCTCGTCCAAATTTACCTAAATATTCTGGAATCAATATTGCTTCTACAAATACATTTGGATTTGATTGTTCGACATCAACAAGTACGGGTACGAAAGCATATAATAAAGCATTTACATTGTTAAGCAATACAGATTATTATGATGTTAATATGTTGCTTACTCCAGGTGTTATTGATAGTTTGCATTCTGCGGTAACAACTGCAGCTAGAGATTTGGCTACAACTCGTCAAGATACATTCTATGTAATGGATTCAAATGCATTAACTGATTCAATATCAACCGTAACATCGCAAGTACAAAATATTGATGATAATTATACTGCAACATATTGGCCATGGGTGCGAATTGTTAATCCTAGCAAGAATGTTCCAATTTGGGTACCACCTTCAGTTGTTGTTCCAGGCGCATTGGCATTCAATGATGCAGTTGCAGCTCCATGGTATGCACCAGCTGGTTTGAATCGTGGTAGTTTGAATTCTGTAATTGATACATATCAATCTTTAGCACAAGCAGATCGAGATACATTGTATGAAGCTCGCGTTAATCCTATTGCGAACTTCCCTAACGAAGGTATAGTAATTTGGGGTCAAAAGACACTACAATCTCTTCCAAGTGCATTAGACCGAGTAAATGTACGTCGATTATTGATTACAATCAAGAAATTTATTGCATCGTCAACCTT